TGCGTCCGTTCCGTAGGCGAACCCGTACTTGAATATGTCATGGGCGGCGGGGCGGGGGCGGAGGAAATGGTATTACCTGTCTGAGACACAGAAGCCCATTCAGAAACTTTCGTACCGGGGAAGAAGCGTGGTTCAAAGCGAGACATTAGAATACCTGTCCAGCAATAACAGTATTCTCATCATCAGGACCGGCCAAAGCCGCCATCTCAGTCTGGACATAAGCCGTCGTAGCAACCTGAGTCGTATTGGTATCAGCTGCTGCCGTAGGGGCAGCAGGTACACCAGTTAAAGTTGGAGAAGCAAGTGGGGCATAAGTTGACAAATCAGAAGTAAGAACAACCGTCCCAGTTGCATTCGGCAAAGTAATTGTACGATCAGCAGTAGGGTCAACAACGGTTAAAGTTGTTTCATGCGCATCAGCAGTCGCACCCTCAAAGACAACAACAGCCCCTACAGCAGAACTAGACGTAGTACCAGTGGCCTTCCACTTCTCTCCGTCCCACTGCCACACACGATCAGCAACCTGATGGATGTCACCTTCATTCGGGCTACTAGGAAAATTAATCGCCATTACGACGCACCCCCATCAAGAGCAGTTATCCCACCATAATTGGTACCAGAAACTCCACCATCAATATTAACATTGATACCACTTACCGAATGGCCAAGCTCAACCCACTGGGAGCTACTGCCATCATTATAATAAATATAAGCACCACCACTATCGGACTCAAACCAGATATCCCCAGCAGTGCTAGCGCTCGCAGCCGGAATAGCGTCACCAACCTTAAAAGACTGGCCATCACTAGCGTGACCAATCTCAACCCAGGCGCTATCATAATAAATAAACGTTTTACCTGTATCCGACTCATACCAGATATCGTTTGCTGCCGGAGAACCCGGAGGCGTATCAGCAGCCTGGAAAGACTGACCGTCAGAAGCGTGACCTACCTCAGCCCATGTACTATCATATCGAATAAAAAGTTTACCCGTATCAGTTTCATACCAGAAATCTCCAGGAGTATAACTCGAGGGAGCATCATCGCCTGCCGAAAACTTTGATGTACTAGATCTAAGCTCCCAATAGGTTGCATTCCAAAACCACACCATGTTACCTTGGGTAACTTCATCATTCAATGTTGGAGATGCAGGAAAGTTAATAGCCATTAAACTGCGCCACCATCCAGAGTAGCAATCCCAGTATAATTACTACTAGGCACCCCGCCATCAATATTTGCGGCATACTCAACTACAGTAGAATCCGCAGCATGACCAAGCTCCACCCATTGAGCGTCACCCACACCATCATCATAGTATACAATCGTATTACCAGTATCAGACTCATACCATAAATCCCCCGAATCAGGACTAGACGGAGCCGTATCGGAAACAGTTACACTAGCACCACCACCACTAACCTGCTGCCAAGAAGAACTAGACCGGAAATAGAAAGCATCATTTGATGTATCAACAGCAATAGCCCCATCAGCAATCGTTGAAGTGGGCGCTCCACCAGTTGTTTCTGTCTTAACTGAGTGGGTCGTGGATGCGGAAATCTTGGCAGAAGGGAAGTGTCTAATGGCCATTACGTGGTGTACTCCACTCCGCTGATAGTAAGGGTCAAAGCTCCAGATGTTACTTGAAGAGCCTGTAGCGTTTCGTTTTTGGCCAGAACCATAGAAACATCAATAGATACAGTCTCATCCCCTTGAACAACGAAGTCAGAGAACACCTGATTCGTCACACCGGCAGTTCCGCCAGATGCAACAGCATGCAAATCAAAATTTGCAGCGCTATTCGTAGTATTACAAACAATAATATTCTTTACAATAGTATAATAATCATTAGTATTTGTTACAGTATACAGGGTGCCAATAGAAGTACCAGGTTGCCCCCGATATATATTTTTAGCAGTAAATTGAGCCATCTAAGCTACCCCCATCCAGTATAGCACTTCATTGTCATATACGGTTTGACTAATGTCAGTCATAGTCGTTGCATCTAAAACATGCCCGACCTTAGACGCTGAATCGTGTGACGCAGCAGTTGTGCTGTCAAATCCGCGACCGGTGGTTACTCCACCAATATTCTGGGCAACAGTGAAATCGTTACCGGACCTTGAAGAGATTAATACCTTCTCTTCATCATTCGCGCCACGATCCAATACCACTACAAACGGATAATCGCTTCCGTCAGGAAATCCAGATCCGCTTGCAACAGTAAAGGATGTGGCCGATGAGTTGATCCCGGCAGACAATTCTGTTTCTGATGCGGCTCCTACGAATTCTCGTCTCTTTAGGGTCATAATGCACCCCGATCAGTCGAGCGAAATATCTAAGTCGCCTGTTGAAATTTTAAATGTGTCCCCAGCATCCACTGACTTAGACGAACTAAGCGCACCGTGGAACAGCAAGTTTCCAGCACTAACATGATCATGAATACCAACATGCGTCACCGTAGCGGCAGGCATGCTAGTATACGTAATATCTGCAGTGTTGGAAATCGTACCGCCAGAGGCAACCGAACCGAAAGTAATAGACTGACGGGCATATGACCCGCCCGAACATTCAGTACCGGAGTCTGCGTCTGTTGGGTTGGAAGTGTAGAGAGCAAGATATACAGTCGTGGGACTGGAATATGCTGCATTCTTCAGAACGTGATCCAGAAGCTCGTTTTCCAAGTAATTGCTAATTGCGGCCATTACAACCTCCTATTTTTTATATTACTAAACCTTATTTAGGTCTTGCGGTCTTAACAAAACTGCCAGTTGCCAACAACATGTTTACAATATCAGCAGGCACACATTGCACTGGATCTTCCAGTGTAAATTTATACCCCTGCATGCTATATGAAGTTGGCCCGTCAATCATTTTAACCCAGACACCATCATTGGATCCCTTGGGACTCCACAACGGCGCCTTAGGCGCTTCCTCCGCTACTACCTCTTCTACTACATTATCATCAGCCATTGCTACTCCTCATAGAAGGCCTTAACTTCAGATTCTTTTGCCCTGACAAACGAGCCAGTGGCAATTAAAAGTAATGCTTCTTTTTCTGGGAGCGCCTTGAAAGGATGCTCCAGAGTGAAATCATGTCCACCTGAGGCATAACCTCTAGGCCCTTCCATCTTGATTAAAATATCTTTTGAAGACGCAGCCTTCTTGGCCGGAGCCTTCTTGGCCGGAGCCTTCTTTTCTGCCGCCGGAGCGGCTTCTTTTGGTTCTTCGACTTCCGCATCTTCAATAGATTTGGAAGTAACTACGTTATCATCAGCCATGATTATATCTTACCATACCTCCTCTCATGATACCAACATTGGTTTTAACGAAGACGAGGGGCAGTTCCTCAACTGCCCCTTCGCCCTCATCAGTTATTCAATTATATTTAAGCGGCGCGGCGCTTAACATTCTTGGTGATTACGTAAGCATCGAAGTTTTCGACGTTTGACGCAACACGGGTAAACTGAGTGTACTCAATCGTGTCTTTCTTTGGCTTGAACTCGCGATACACAACAATCTCACGCTGAATACCAATAATATGGTTCTGCGGGAATGTCATGATTAGGTAGCCGTGGTCACCCGCGGCCCCACTGTAATCGCCAGCAACAGTTTCCGGCATGAGGGGTACCTCAAGAACCGGAGTACCAAACGGACGCAGGCCTGTATCACCAGGACCACCGTTTGCACCACCAGCACCCTCGAAGTACCGACCACCAATATCAGAGTTGACCGGGGTGCCACCAGCAGCGGCACTCCCATCAACCTTAACAGACGGATCTCCTAAGTGATAAATGGTGTCCTGTACCAATTGAGGACCGCACATGAACCGAAGGTCATTGCGGCGCTGTAGGTACTTGCTTGGAATCTTACGGAGCGAACGATCATAGACTGAACGAGAGATCGGCGTGCCGCCCCCACAATCCAGAACATAACCGCTTGCCAGTGCAAGTTTAACAAAGCCATCAAGGCTCTTGAGTAGAGCATTGCTGCTCGTAGTATCGCCATTGATGAACAAGTCATCAAGGTCATTCGCTGTCTGGCGAGCCATCACTGATGCGAGATGATCCTCTAAAGAATCACCCGCAATGTTGTCCTCAAGGGACTCAGTGCTGATCTCCCAATC